ATGTAGATATGAAGGAGCAGGTTTACAACCACAAAAACAACTTGTACCCACAGTCATATCAGGTTCTCCACTAGGAGCTATAGATAAAGAAGATAAACTGTCTATTAGAATATTTGACTCTAGTGTGACTGAAAATGATAGGTTTAACTCGATGGTAGACAGAAAACCTGATAGAGGCATTGAATCAGAACGTAAGTTTGATGTAATTAAGTTTGAATCATCAGCCGGATACGAAAAAAGACGACTAAAATCTAGACGAGCTAAGCGAAATTACACATTGACATACACTAATGTTACAGGTATCGAAAAAACAGCTATTGAGTCTTTTTACAATCAGAGAAGTGGTGAATTTGAATCTTTCATATTTGACTTGTCTCATATTAATGAAAGTGGTACAATTACAACAAGATTTGATGGTACTTTAAAAATAAATCAAATCTTATCTTCTGGTACAAGTCTAATAGATAACTATTATACTATTGATTTTAAACTTCAAGAGGTGTACGATTAATGACTGCTCGCAATTATGATGTAATTTTAACTGTAAATGGTACAACAGGTTTTGTATCAGGTAATACAATTATCGGAGTGACATCAAAAACTCAAGGATTTATTGCTAATGTAGACTCTGCTACTAACAAAATAAAAGTTAAAATTAATAATGCAATGCAAGAATTTAGTAGTACTGAACAGGTATTTGCTAATGCAATAGTTATTTCTGGTACAGCAAATGGTGCTCTATCAGGAGGCGATGACGGTACTAAAGTTCCTTTTCAATCTAATGTGCAGACAGGTTCTGAATCAACTCTTGGTACTGCTACAATTTCTGCTATTGCTCCTAGTCCTTTCAAAGCAGAAAAAAATGCATTCACACAAAATCCTATTGTAAGATTATACGAAATTTTCTATCCAGGTGAATGGTTCCCTTTTAATCGCTTTGGCAACCCCACAGGGGCTGGTGCTGGTAAGTCTTGGCCTTCTGTATTTCCACTTAGATTTGCTGATATAAGAGGTGATTTAATATCTGATCTACAATATAATGTAACTTACGACGGTACTTCTTATATACCTTTTCCTGTAAATCTTTCAAGTATTGATCAGGATGCTGATGGTAAAATTAATGAGTTATCATTAACTGTTTTTAATGTTGATAATATTATTTCGTCTTTAATAGAAGACCCTTTCTTACTCGGAGAAAATGATAATGCAGATGCAAGTATGTCTGCTCATGTTAATGGAGAGTTAGTTTCTGGTATTGATAGAAGAACTGTACCTCAAGATACAGCAAACTATGATTTAGCAGTAGTAGGTCAATATGGTAAAACAAATGCTGCTTGGACTTACAGCACTACTCTAGCTAAGGAAGATCCATGGAAATCGGCTAAGAGTGATACAAGAGACTTATTAGGAGGGGTGGTGAATATAAAAACCACTTTTGCAAACTTTTTAGATGTATGGCCAGAGTATAGTAGTGTACGATATATTAGTGGAAATGTAGTTGAGGTATTTAATGCCATGCCTTACAGAGTAGGAGATAATGTAAGATCTTCTACTGGTGATACAGAAGCTACAGTACAATTAATACAAGAAAATAAATTTTTATTTTTAAGTGGTGATTTGGATCAAAATTCTGCGGTGGGTGATAAGATATTTATTGTTAATCAGGACAAGGATACTGATTCATATATTGAAGACAGATTTAGAATAGATCAACTAGAGAAGATGGATGAAAGCACTGCTACCTTTGGTTTAGTTTCTTGGTTACAATATTTCAAACAACAGACTCCTAATAGAAAATACTATAAAAATACATGTCAATGGGAATATAAAGGTGAAGAGTGTCAATATCCTGGCCCAGGAGAGAATAATACTGATACAATTACTGCAGCTACTAGGGCAAATCCTGTTGTTTTAACACTTACTACCACTAATATGATAAATACTCAAAGAATTTTAATTGAGAATGTTAGCGGTATGACTCAGCTTAATACTAATAACTATTTTGCTAATGTACTAAGTTCTACTACTGTAGCTTTATACTCTGATTCTGCTTTAACTACTACTATTAATGGTACAGGTTTTGGAACATATACTTCTGGAGGCACTGCTAAAAGTGGCGCTATAATACCTGGTAGTTTAAGAAATCAAGGAGTTGTTGCCTTTGCTAACACTTCTCCTATTACTGCTGCAAATGAAACAGCAGCTAGTTTAGATTTAGATGTTTGTGGCAAAAATATTCAAGCTTGCAGTATAAGAAATAATACTTTACATTTTGGAGGCTTCCCTGCTACAGGAAGAACTGTACCTGTCAACTAAAATAAAAGGATGTATTCTTCCTTGGATGCATATATTTGGTGAGTTAAATGGTACATTTCATTTATGTTGTCATGCAGCATTTCAAGATAACCCTACTATTGTAGGTTCTCATGAAGAGTCACTAGTAGATATTTGGAATAGTGATATTTATAAAAAAACTCGTTTAAATTTTTTAAAAAATAAAATACCTGCTGACTGTATAACTGCTTGTTATAATAAAGAAAAACAAGGAAGTGATAGCAACAGACTTCAAGTTAATAAAAGATTTTCAAAACATGCACATTTACAAGCTAAAACAAACTTAGATGGATCATTGAATAATAAGCCTACTTATCTAGACATAAGATTTGGTAATTTATGCAATTTTAAATGTCGTATGTGCTCTCCTCACTCATCTACTAGTTGGTATACTGATACTTTAGAGACTGGATTTTCTAAAGTAATTGATCATTTTACAAAAAATAAAGTTTTTTGGGAAGATGTACCTGATTTTATTCCTCATTTAGAAGAAATATATTTTGCCGGTGGTGAGCCTTTTGTTCAGGACGGTCATTATAAATTACTTGAACTAATAATTGACTCTGGTCATGCAAAAAATATAAATTTAAGTTATAATACTAACTTAAGCTATTCAAAATATAAAAAACATAATATTCAAGAGTTGTGGGACAATTTTAAATCTATATCATTATGGCCGAGTATGGATGGCTTTGGAAAAAGAGCTGAATATTCTAGAAAAGGTTTATCATGGGAAAAGTTTCATACTAATGCCATGCTTTATAAAAAATATATTACTACTATTAGTTCAGTTATTAATATTTTTAGTATAACTTCTATGCCTGATCTTATACTTTGGTGTAAACATAATAATTTTGATTTTTATGGTACAACACTGATATATCCTCTTGAACAAAAAATTACTTGTTTGCCTAAATCTACAAAAAAAGAAATACTAGCTATGTATAAGTGTTTTCTTTATACTCATAAAGATATTTTAAATACATATGATATTGAACAAATTAAAAATTGGCTAACCTTTATGATGAGTAGAGACGACTCTCATCTTTTACCAGCTTTTAAACTAGAACAGACACGTCTTGACAATTTAAGAAACGAATCATTCACAGAAATTTTTACGGAGTATTCTTCATGGTATTAAACTATTTAGGGCATAGACATGTGTATGGTCAAATGGACTGTATTGAGCTTATACGTATTTTTTATAAACATGAATTAAAATTAGATTTCAATCTACCTGCTTACACAAAATCAAGACAGTGGATGAAGGATTTTAGCACTGAAGGTGTTGATAAATGGGCATCAACATATGCTACAAAAGTTAATTTGACAGATGCTAGAGATTATGATGTAATAGCTTACAAGTCAAATAAATCAAATTTAATAATTCATTTTGGAATATATTTGGCACCAGTAAGAATGTTACACATTGAAGAAGGGGGCATTTCGTGTGTTGAAACTTTATCTGACTATTGGGTAGAGAAGATTCATACATTGTATAGACATGGAAGTATGGTATAAAAAATATGTTGGATTACCTTTTAAACATTTAGGTAATGATCCTAAAACAGGTATAGACTGTTTTAACTTATGTAGGTATATTCTACAAAAAGAAACTGATTCAGCTCCTCCTAATACTACAGATCATTATTGCAAGATTGTTGATGATGACTGGTATAATAAAACCAATGAAAGACTATTTTTAGATAATGCTACCAAAGAAAAGGGATGGCATAAAGTAAAACACCCCTCAGTATTTGATATTATTGTAATGCGATTAGGTTCTACAAATACAGACAATCATTGCGCTATGTATATTGATAATAATAAAATACTACACACAATGGAAGGCTATTCAAGTTGGGTAGCTCCTTATGGAAGATACTATAAACAATATACAACAGGGATTTGGAAATGGAAGAATACAGACAATTAAAAGACGATATGGGATCTCATTCACAAACTGAGTATCCTAGAGAATGTGTAGGAATTATTACTAAGAATTTTAAGTATATTCCTTGTAAAAATATTTCTGATGAGCCTAAGTTAACTTTTATACTTGATCCTGCTGATTTAGTTCGTAATGATGGTAATATTTGGGGAATTTTTCATTCACATCCTGGAGATGAAAAACCTATTCCCAGTAAAGAAGATAAGGTAAGCGCAGCTTTTCAAGAATATAAATTTTTAGTAGGATTTGGTAATAATTTTAATATCTATTGGTTAGATAAAAGAGTAGACGCACTTATTTTTGATGAGTTTAAGGAAGAACATCTTGCAAATTAAAGTAAAAGTACATTCAGCATTTCATAAATTTTTTGAGGATACAGAGTATACTATAGATGCTATTACAGCACTTGACGTATTTCTGTATTTACGCTCTATGCATCCAAGATTTTCTTCTTACATGACTCAAACAGAGAGTAGGGCATCAGATGAAGATTTTGCTTTTTTAGATAAAGATTTAAAAATGATAGATGTACAAGCCATTGAATTTAAAAAGTTTAAAGAAGGTGATGTAGTACATTTAGTTCCTCTCATAGTTGGTGGAGGAGGTAAAAGAGGATTATTAGCTTTCTTTGCTATAGCCGCTTTTATCGTATTTTTGCCTATGATAGCAGGTGCTTTAGCTCCTGCTGCAGGTGCAGGTGCAGGTGCTGCTGCACCAGTTGCTACAATGTCAGCTACTGTAGCACCACAGGCTGCTCCGATGGTATCTAAAGGCTTTAGTATGAGTGGTTTTCTAAAAAAGATGGCGGGTAATTTACTTATGAATATAGTTTCCAAAATCTTTACTAAAAGTGGTAAATCCAATAGTGATGAAAATGTTAGAGATAATAATATGTTTGGTAGTTTAAAAAATACTACCTCAAGCGGTACCCCTATTCCTCTTCATTATGGATTAATGAGAGTTAGTGGGCAATTTCTTAGTGGATATATTCAAACTAATCGACATGGTAAGTCAGATCAAGTAAATGTAGGAGCTGAGTTTGATGGTACATAGACAATATACACAACACGCTAGTATAAGTGTTCCTATTATTCATGGATCAAAAGGTGGTAAAGGCTCTCCTAAAGAAGATCCTAACAATCTATTTTCTACTGATATCATGTTTGTAGTAGTAGGTCTTGGGGAAGGACCAATATACAGAATAAATCCTAATGGGCCCCAAGATATTAATATTAATGACGGAACTATTGATGACTTAGTTAATATTGACGGAGATGGTGAACAAAAATCGGAAGATTTTGTTACACTAGCTAATACCGGTACTATTAATCAGACTCGTTTAGATGTTTTTGGCGAAACCACAGTTACTCCTCAAAATTTTGCTTCTCCAGTTGGTCTTAGAAAAGGTGACGCAGAAGGAGTTCCTGCTAATGGTGTTGTTTTACAAGAAACATCTGCTTTTGCTTGGGACGCTTTACAATTTAATTTTCGTATTGGTGCTCTTCAAGAAGTAACTGATAAGGGTGACGTACTTCAGCACAGTGTGGCTATACAAATAGTTGTTTTTGATCACACTGGAAGCACGCAGATTGCTACACTTTCAAGAACTATACATGGTAAAACTACTGTGCCTTTTGGTTTTTCAGAAACTATAAATATCCCTGCTGCAAGTCAAAATGTTCTTGGTTATAGATTTAGTATTTCAAAAACTAGTAAAGATACTATTAATTCTAAAATTAGTGAAACTGTGAGTGCGGTAAGCTGGAATGAAATTGAAAATAAACCTCAAGCATATCCCAGAACTGCTCATATTGGTTACGCTTTAAAAGCTAAAAATGAGCATATTGGTGGGATTCCTACTTTTACCTCTATGATAAAAGGATTATTAGTTAAAGTTCCTAGTAACTATAATCAGCCTATACTTGAAAATGGTGAGATAGACTGGCGATATGTTGAAAGTGAAACTCCAGGTAGTCATCTACTTCAACAGACTGGTGGTAGTTCAGTACAAACTGGAGACCCTCAAATTTATAAAGGTGCTTGGGATGGTACTTTTGTATACTCATGGACTCAAAATCCTGCTTGGATAGTTTATGATATTTTAACAAATACAACCTATGGTTTAAGTTTACCAGAAGAAAATATTGATAAATATAGATTTTACCAAATAGCTCAATACTGTGATGCTTGTGATTTTACCACTGGAAAATTTGTAGGAGTCGATGCTTTAGCTGATGGCACTTTTAGACATAGAAATAGGGGTTCATTCTTTTCAGTAAGAGAGAATCAACTTGGACTTAGTGATACCACTAAAATAAAAGAACGTAGATTTACTCTGGATATTACTCTTGCTGATCAAAAACTAGCAATGGATCATATTAATGCTATATGTGCTTCTTTTAGGGCCGCACTAGTTTACTCAATAGGTAAACTTACTTTAGCTGTTGATATGCCTGACGAAGTTCCTGTAATGATATTTAATGAAACAAATATGAAAGCTGGGTCATTTGAGTTACAAGGTAATAAACAGCAGGATATTTTATCAGGAGTAGATGTTAGTTACATTGATGTTAATAATCATTACAAAAGAGAAACAGTAAGAGTAGATCAAGAAGGATCAAATAGTGGTATAGATAAAAATATTATTCCTAATATCACTTCATTAGACTTAGCGGGCGTTACTAGAAGAAGTCAAGCTATTCGTTTTGCCCAATACCAGATTGCAGCATCTAAATATATTAGAAGAAGTGTAACATTTACAACCAGTACTGATGCATTAAGCTTGGCTCCTGGAGATGTAATTGCTGTTAGCCAGCAACAAAATGGTATTGCCTATGGATTTGGAGGCAAAATATCTACTAATAGTGGTGTTGGTACAAATCACAATGTTTTTTTAGAGCATTTTACTGTACCTTCATTAGCCACGACTACTTTTACTGCTAATACAGGACCAATAGCTTTACGTATTATTGATCTAGAAGATGAAAGAATTGATCTGTATATAGTTTCTAATACTATTTTTACGTTAACTCAGTCAGATTTTGTTGATACAGGTTTTGACGGGGCTATTGTAAATCCAATATTAAGATGGAATCCTATTAGAGGGGTGTATGAGTCTATATCAACTTTTACTGCAAATAATGCTCCTAAAAAAGGTAATCTTTGGACTCTAGGATATGTAAATAGCCTAGATAATTTTTACTCTGCTAAAGATAGTAAACTATTTAAAGTACTTGGTATAGGCAGAGATAACGAAAGTAATGAAATAGAACTAAATGCTACTGAGTATATTTCTAATATATATGTAGATTCTGATACCTTTATTGACTACGTACCTACAGCTTATACTGATATACAATCAGCACTAAGCGTACCACCTCCTCCAAACTTTACTTTTACTCCTACACCTAGAAGAAGACTTGATGGCTCAGTTGTTGTAGATGGTGTAATAACTGAAGCTACAGATATAACTGATTTTGGCTTACAGATAGAAACAGAATATTTTATTTCAAAACCGGCAATAGGAGCTACTTTACTTTCCAATGCACATATTAAACCTGACGGGGCATTCTCTGTAAAGTTAGAGCAATCTAATGTTATGGTTAACGATTCTAATCCTACTGTTATAGTAGGTAAAAATGGTTTTTCAAGTTCTATTGGAGAAATAAAATTACTTTGTACAGAGGTATCAGTAGTCGATACTGAAGGAGGAACAAGTAGTGGTAAGATTCAGCTTACAATAGAAGGATTAGTACACGTTTTTGATGAAAATTTTCATAGACATGTTCTAGATACTAATGATTCGTTGGTATTTGGTAATTTAAAAGGTGCTGACTTTATTAGTATACCTGTTAAAGATAAAAATAATGATGGAAGTCAAAGAAACTTTGTTGGCTTTACAGGTATAGAAAGTGTTATTAGTAGACAAATTGAGTCTCATACTGTAGCTACTGATATAATTAAAATTGATAATCCTATTACTAACGGAACAGCTTTAAATACTGTACTACCTACTACTCCTTTTTATGTTACTATTAATCAGCTTTTAGATTCTAGACATTATAATAATAACAGTTTTTATGTATCAGGTTCTGAATCAGTTTTTATAAAAAGTGGAGAAACTGAGGCCCCTACTACTACTGTAGACTTATCTGTTAGGCCCAGGCATGCAAATTTTGTTAGATTGTTTATAGATGGTACTGAAAAAAGTTCAGGTCAGTATACAGTTAATTTAAATATTGATGCTGCAGCGGGTATGAATGCAAACATTGAGTATACTACTCAATCTGGTGATACAGCCTTTAGAGCAGAAGTAGATTATTATACCGTTCCTGTTATAGAAGTTGGTGATAATGTTCAGACATCTGCGGGTAATACTTTTCCTGTTGTAAATACTAGTTTTGATGTCGCACATGCAACATATAATGCAGCTATTACAGCAAATTATATATATAGACTACAAACTGAGACTGCGCCTAGAGCAAATTTAGCAGGATTTACATTTATTAATGTATCTCCTGATCCTACAGGTACGCTAAATAATGTTTCTTCAGGATTAGGTACTTTAGACTATAATAAAGGAACTTTTCCAGGTAACTTTAGACTTGCTAATAATAGAGTTTATAATGTACAAATAGGCTCTGAATTTGATAAACTTTTTGATATTAAAGATAAGACAATTAAAGATTTAGGCGAAGGAGTAACCACTCTTAAAGCAAGAAATAAAAGTCTTACTGGTAGATTTAGTCCTTTCGTAACTAAAACAATTACAGTACAAGATCTTCCTATCCAAAAAGTACGTGATTTATCTGTAAGCGAATCAATGTATAGAGAACAGACTGGTGGTGTATCTGTTAGAGCTACTGTTGAATTTACTCATATAATTGGGCAGGAAGTTACTGACTATGAAATATCTTATAAAATGGATAGCGTAGATGATGTAGGAAGTGATGATGGTGGACAAGATCTAACTTCATTTAATACAGTTAAAGTACCTGCAACTGGTGTAGAAGATGATGGTAAAATTAGATTTACAGTTTCTAATATAAATAGAGGTATTACTAGTGATACAAAAAACATTATTTTTAAAATTGTACCCCTAAATAAGAGTGTTAGAGGTATTTCAGCTATTATTAGTAAATCAATTATAGGTAAAACTGCTAAACCAGCTAACATATTTAATTTTACCGGCGGCCAACAAACTGACCAACTTACTCTACTTTGGCAGTACGAAAGAACTACAGATGCAGAACTAGCTGATCTTGATTTAAAAGAGGTAGTTATACGACGTAGTGCAGGTGATGTTGCGGCAAACATAGACACTTTTCTTAGTGCACAGCCTTTAGTTACTGTATCAGCAGGTACTGCTCGTAAATCAATTCCAATTGATATATTTGGGGAGTTTACTTATCTTGCTAGAACTCGTGATACTAGTGGTAATTTTAGTGAAAGTATTGTAGGAATTACTATTACTACCACAAGACCAGCTAGAAATACAGTTGTGGCAGCCTATAATGAAGATGATCCTGCTACAGATTTTACTTTTATCCCAAATACTAATAAGGGTGAATCTAATTTTCCTTCATTTACTACTTCAGTAACAGGTGGTAGAGCTTTTAGCGATGTAGGCGGCCATACTCAGAGTAGTATTGTAGACAATGCTAATGGTACTGCTATAGGATTTTCAGCTTCTTCTTCAGTCTCTGATCTATTAGCTACAGCTAATGGAGAATATATTACACAAATTAGAGACTTTGGTGCAGTAGTTACTGGCTCTATTTTTGTTGATATCACTGCATCTCAAACTATACAAACAGGCTATAATGATACTAAATCTACTATTTTATCGGGAGTTACTGAAGTATCGGGAACAGCTGGTGTATTAAAAGAAACAGCTTTTGGTGGTATAGGACATATATTAGGTTTTTCAAATACTGCTGTTCCAAATCCTAGATTTGATGCTAATAATAAAACAATAATGAGTGGCGGAGTTGATGGTACTGTATATGCTATTTGGAATGATGGACAGTATACTGGTAATGTTATAGCTATTACGGGGATTACGAAAGCTAATCCTGCAGTGGTAACTACTAGTGGTAGTGAACATGGGTTAGTAAATGGTGATAGAATTATTATTCATGGTGTAAACGGTATGACTCAAATAAACAATAGAGAACTATATGTTAATAGAGTAAACGGTACTAGTGTTCAACTATATACTAATGCTGACAGAACCTCTGCTCTTAATTCAAGTGGTTTTGATACGTATTCTACGCCATCTGGTGTTTTAGATCAAGGTGATTATGCAAATGCTAACTCATACGCTCTTATAGCAGGTACTATTGATGCTGATGAAATACGTCTTGGCTCTACTTTCCATTCAAATGGTGAATCTACTGGGGGCAACGCTATTAGTAATATTACCGGAGTAGCATCCTCTTATAAATTAGTTAACTTAACTCAATATAATGATACTGGTTCTGGAGATACTTATGCAGGTAATCTTGGGTCAATTCAGTCACAAACATTAATTAGAACTTCAACTTCTGATAATGCCGCAATATATACTGCTAATGTGCTTCCGTCAACTTTAGCTTCTTGTGGTAATGTAGATGTATCTAAATTTGTAAGTTCTTCAGTAGATAATGGTTTTCAATCTTACCAAGCTGGATCGAGAACATTTAGACAGTTCCAATTAAAATTTATTGTGAACAATTTACAACCTGAACAATTTGACTTTACAATTGATAAATTTAGGTATACTATAGAAAAAGATACTGTAACATTTACAGACACAACTGCCTACGATGCTACTACAAAAACTATTGATATTACTTCTGCAGGATTTTTAAATAGACCTGTTATTAACTATTCAATGATTGATGAAGATAGTGATAAACCTCATGTGGTAGTAACTACTGCTGCTTCAAATCAAGCAATTAGCTACCAAGTATTTAGAAGTAGTACGGGAGCTGCTGCAAGCGTCACATCAGGCATGTCGGTAATGTTAACAGCAACAGGAGTATAAATGGCATTAACAGATTCAAATACCTATATTGAACCTACAGCAGGTACGTCACTTAATGGCGCAAGAACACAGTTTAATGCAACATTACGCTCTATTCTAACTAATTTTAAAAGCGCTGCTACTCCCACTACTGTAAATTTAACGTCTGCTGGAGATGCAATAGGTGAACAAGACGGTATGTTATATTACCGTACAGATACTAATATCAAAGCTTTATATATCTCAGATTTAGCAAACAAGAAGAGTTCATTAGTAGGTGGTAATTTTACAAGAGCGGGTATTGCACTTAGAACCGAAGATGGTTATACTGCAATGGCAAGTAAAGCTGCTACGTATGAGATTGGTGAGTTAGCTGCTACAGTAACAGCCACTGCTGGAGCAACTATGGCCAGTAATGCGCGACTTTATTTAAATGTAGCTAATGCTGGAAATGATACTGATTTTATAGATGTGGGTATACCTCCTACTAATGGCTCAGTTACAAACTTAATGGTGGCTGCTGGCGGTATAACCAGTGATAGAACAAATTTTAGCACTCAACCACTAAATACTAATTTTGTTAATATAATTCCTACTACCGAATATGGCCCTACTAGTGGGGCTAAATGGTTTCCTGAAACTACTGGTGTAAAAAATGCCCAGCTTAAGATTAGTGGATTAAATGCAGATGCTAACGCTGCTATAGTATTTGCACATACTAATAATACTTTTAATGTGTCTGTGGCCCATACTCCCGGAAGAGAAGGAATAAGTTCAGGTATAACTGTGGTAGGATCAAATGGTACTTATGTACCTGTAACTTCAAACCTAGCACTTCAATCGGCTATTATGGGTGATACTACTGCACCAGTTCCTGTAATGCCTGCGGGTACTATCATCATGTATGGTGCTGCAGCTGTTCCTGCAGGATATTTACACTGTAACGGTAGCACAGTTAGTAGAACTACTTATGCAGCTTTATTTGCGGTGCTAGGAACAGGATATGGTGCAGGAGATGGTTCTAGTACTTTTACTCTTCCAAACTTTACAGATAAAACCGTAATTGGTCAAAGTAGTACACATCCTATTAGTGCCGGAGCTGGTAGCTTTGCAGCAGGAGGCACTTTAACCACTGCTTCAGGCGGTTCAACACTATCAACTTCTACTGGATCTGCATCTTCTGGAGTTAAAGATGCTGGAGGTGTTTCCTTAATTTCTGCTGTGAGTATCGGTAATCATACACATACTGCTGTAGTTCCTCATGGCGTAGCCAGATTTATAATAAAAACCTAGAAAGGTAATAGATGGAATATATTAAAGTAAATATAGATGAGATGAACCAAAAAATGGTTTTTTTTGATTATAGAGAGTACGAACCAGGAAATAAAGGTAAACTGGTATCTAGAGCTTTTCCTTTTGAAAAATTAGCAGAAAAAGTTCCAAGAGTAGAACAGGAAGTAGTAGGAGATATAATTGGTATATACTTTGAGCAAAGAGGTGATGAAACTAATAGATATAGTGAACAACAGTTTAGTGATCACTGTGAACCTCTTGAAGAAGAAGTTATTGACTGGTGTATAGAATTATGTAAAAAAGCTTGTGTAGAATTAGCTTATGATGAAATTTTAAAACCTCCTTCAATTGATGAACAGGTAGAAGATTTTATTAAAGAATTTTTTGAAGAAGGAGAATCTGAACCTTTTGAAGAAAAAGATTTCTTATCTGATTTCTTTACCGAACTGGAAGATGATGAGATAAAAGAAGCTGGTAAAAGTAATTTAGAAGTTCCTGTTATAGAAACTTTAGAAGATAAAATTGAAAATACCTTTAAAACAAAACAACTAGAATCAGTAGATTTTCTAGCAGAGTTTTTCTCTCAACTAGACGAGGAAAATAAGGAGTAAATATGGCTCTAACACGAGTTACATCATCAGTATTAGATTCAAATGCTGTTAGTGCAGAAAAAATTGCTAATTCTGCATTAACCAATAGAATGTATGGAGTTAAGTCTATTGGTCTTGAGCATTTAGCTAACGATGCTAATCTGCTTGTTTCAATCGGAAACTTTAATGCAAATACTAACTTAGTTGAGAATAATGTTAGACAAACTTCAGCAAATGCTGCTGCTGAAAGGGCTAATGTTTTAACTATCACCTCTAATATTGTACAAACTGTAGCAAATATAAATCTTAATGCAGCTAATACTATACAGTTACAACAGAATCTAGCTGCTAATGTAAATCAAACCACCGCTAATGTTACAGCTGTAGAGGCTAGAAGAGTAGCTAATATCGCTGGTGCTGTATCTACTATTACTACTGGGAATCTTACTGCCTCAAGAGCTTTAGTATCTGATGGTAGTGGTAAGGTAGCCATATTAGCTTCTGTCACTTCTACAGAGTTAGGTTATGTAGATGCTACTTCATCTATACAAACTCAGCTTAATGCAGGTGTTACAAAAATAAATCAAACTACAGATAATGTAAATCAAACTTCAACTAATGTAGCTGCTATACTTGCCGGAACTACAGGCTTTACTGGGCAAGTTACTATGGCAGATGATTTAGTCATTCAAGGTAATTTAACAGTACTTGGTGATAGTGTTACTGCTAATACTATTAATTCTGTTATACAAGATAGATTTCTTATGCTTGCTAACTCTGCAACAGGAGCCCCTTCTGCTGATGTAGGTATCTTTATGAATAGAGGTAATGAGGGTAATGCTGCTATTTTCTATGATGAATCTGCTAAGTCATTTACTATGGCAGAAACTAGAGATCCTGATGCTAATGTTGTTATTAGTCCTACAGGTTTAGCTAATTTAGTAGTAGGTACATTAAAATATAATGGAGCAGATTTAAATACTGCTATTACTGATAATAGATCTGGTGCTGTATCTACTGTTTATAAAGATAATCTTACAGCTTCCCGTGCTTTAGCTTCTGATGGTAGTGGTAAGATTGTTATTTCAGATGTTACTAGTACAGAACTTGGTTATCTAGATGGCGTTACTAGTGCAATACAAACTCAGTTAACTGCTGGAGTAAGTAATGCTGCCGCTGTTGTTGCTGAGGCCGTAGGTATAGAAGCTAGAAGAGCGGCAAATATAGCAGGTGCTGTATCTACTATTACTACTGCAGACCTTACAGCCTCTAGAGCTTTAGTATCCGACGGTAGCGGTAAAGTAGCTGCTTTAGCATCTGTTACCTCTACTGAATTAGCTTTTTTAGATGCTACCAGTTCTATTCAGACACAACTAGATAGTAAAGGTAGTACTGCGGATTTTGAAGCTAACGACTTTGTAACTTTTACTAGACTCAATGCAAATATTAATGTGGTGTCAGCTAATATCGCTGTTGGCCAGATTATGAAAGTTAATGTTATTGCTAGCACTGATGGTGAAGGAGCAGGTAATAATAATTTCTTTATAGCTACTCCTCCAGCAGGTAACCCTGCTGTAATTGACAATATAGCTGTTACTATAGATGGAGTTACACAAGCTAAAACAACAGATTATTTATATACTGCAGGAACAGGTAAAATAACTTTTAAAGATGCTGCTATACCTACAGGATTAACTGTTACTATTACAAGTTTGAACCCTCCTACATAATGACACGTAAATATAGACAACTCACTACGGAACTAACCTTTAGATGTAATGCTAAATGTCCTGCATGTCACAGACAAAAACCTTTACGTATAAATTTAAATGATAAGCTATATACTTATACACTAAATAGTTTTAAGCAAGTATTTTATCCAGACTTATTACGTAATTTAGACTGGCTAGTATTAAATGGTAATTTTGGAGACTCTATAATGAACAAGCATTTTAGAGAAATTATTAGCTATGTTAAATCACATGGCACAAGATTATTAATACATACTAATGGTGGTATACATGGACATGATTATTGGACAGATGTAGGTAATATTTTAACTAAACATGATATTATAAATTTTGATATGGACGGTTTAGAAGATACTCATTCTAAATATAGAATTAATACAGAGTTTACAAATGTTTTTAATAATGCTTGTTCTGTAATTAATACGGGTAATACTCAAGTACACTGGAAGTATATTGTATTTGAGCATAATAAGCACCAAGTAGAAGAAGCTAAAGAACGCGCAGTTAAATCTGGTTTTCATACTTTTTCTACTGTAAAAACTTCAAGAGATGTATTTGCACCAAAAACTGGACAGTTTGTTCACTCTAAAAAGAAAAAAGAAAATATGGATAAAGCTGAAAAGATAATTAAATGTGTATGGGATAACTGGGGTAAATGGTATATAGCTCCTGATGGTCTTGTTTTTAGATGTTGTTGGACAGGTGGTCACTATTATGATGAAAACAATTCTAGATTTTACTATCCTCCAAAATTTGAAAATCTCTTTAATGCTTTTCATGTACCACTTGATAAAATTTTAGAATACGGATATTGGAATAAGCTACAACAATATTTAAAAGGTTATGATAGATCTTTTGCTATATGTAAATCTCAGTGCGGTAAAATTGTTTCTTCAATCGAAAAAACAGAAGAAAATCTATTAACTGGTCAACGTACTTTTTTTGACTCAGATAATCAGATAGGAAATTAAATGAGCAGTCGTAAAGTAGTAATAAAAAAAGGAAAATATAAATTTTTAAGACCTGTAAATAGGGGCATTCGTCGTAATGAAAAGATTAGAAAACTTGCCACTTCTGGAAAATTAGACTATCCTACACTGGAGAAGTTTATAATAAAAGAGAGAAATCTTGGGTATCCAGTTAAATACTCTAAACCAATAGGTTTTAATATTAAAAAAAGGAAGAAACGCAAATGAGAAAAGATGGACATACTGATGTAGCATCCTCAAGAAAAATGATGCAAACTGTAATAGAAGATGCGCGTGATATTCTAAATGCTTTGCCTGGAGATGAAGAAGCTTCTTTACCTACTTGGTGGACCAATAAATTAGCTGTATCCTCTGCATATATAAATTCAGCTAGAGATTATCTTGTATACTCAGGTAGTGATTCTGTTACTACAGTTACTAATGAAATGCCTGCAATGATGGCTCCTATGGCGTCACAAGATAGTATGACACCTAATGGAAACCTAGTAGTAGGGGATTACCAGACAAAACATTTTGACATATGCCCTACTGCACAGTTACTCTATACTGAGTTATCTAATAATCCTGACTTAGTAGATATGGCCGAAGAATCTGCAATTCTACAAGATCAAATTTTTAAGATCGAAAAACGAGCTATTGCAGCAAATTCAGCTACAGATGAAATGGTTCATAAAGCAGAACACTATGCTGATATGATTATGGAAATAGCAGAAGAAATGGATATGGTAGACGAACATGCTTATGTAAAAGATACACATATAGCTAAAATAAAACAGCTTGCAGGCATGGATACCATAATGGAAGATAATAGTAATGAAGTACAGCTTCCTCCTTCCTATATGATGATGCAAAATGCCTCTTAAACGAGGTAAGTCACAGAAAATCATATCTTCAAATATAAAAGAGCTAATGAAAAAACCTTCAAAAGCTCGTGCTAAGGGCGTCAGCACATTAGCAAAAAAACAAGGTATAACTAAAAAAGAGGCACAACGTCGACAAGCTGTTGCTATTGCATTAGGATCGGCAGGAAAAACTCTAAAACGTAAAAAACGTAAATCTAAATAAATATAATTCTAAAGGAGAATTAACATGGCAAATATAGTATATGCAGTTGGTGGACCCAACTCTAACTACGACACAGTTGCGGATATACCTCATAGTGTATGGCAGCGTGGTTCTGGAGATGAAAGCTCCAACACAACAATTCAACTCTACGGCGGAACACATACATGGCCTCAAGAGGAAAAAGCATTTCACAACGTAACTGTTGTAGGCATGGGTGCAAGAGACGCTGTAAAAATTAAAGGTTCCATTCTTTTAGGTACTAATGGATCAAATGTAGCAGGAGGACATAATTTCTTCCAAAATATTAATATTACCGCTACAGCATCAACACCGGCTATTGATGCGCGTACACCTGCATCACTATGTGGTGTTCACGCTTATGATTGCAGATTCAGTGGTGGCACTTTTGCTATTCAAAATCACACACCTATTGCAAAAATTGGAGCAACAACAGATTTTTATGATACTCACGCTACTTCAGTTGAGCGTGTATGGTCTGATTGTACAAAGTTCTTATCATGTAATGCTAATGTTATGGCTATCAGTTCTACTGGCGCTGGTGCTTGGTGTACCCCACCTGTCAATTCGCAAGACGAAACTAAATTAGTTGGTAAAGTTGATCTTGTTTATGCTGCTGCAAATGCAGGTAATATGACAGAGACTGTTGTAGCACGTACCATCGTAAGCTAATAATATATAAAGGAGAATAATTCATGGGAATGATTTCAAAAACAGTAACAGGTAGTGCAGAAGCTATGAAATATACCAGAAATGGTCAAGTAACTGCTGCTCAACCATCCGCAGGAGGTGGAGTTATTGCTGATGGTGTGGATAAAGGTTTAGGACCATCACCAGTAGGCTATGATAAACCTATCGTTGGTGGAAAAAAAATTAATGCTGCTACCCCTATTATGATGGATGTAACCAGTGGTAATAAAATTCCAGGCGTCGGTGGCTTGAAGGGCGGACCTAAAAAGCCAAATGCAAAAGGTATAGCTAGCTAATGGCTAAATCTCTAGCTGGAGTAACACTCAGAGCAGGCAAAAGCGTAACGATTGGTGACAATCGTTACGGTGCTCGTGAAGTGTATGACCCTAAAGCAATGCAAGAAACTTTAGCTTATTATAAAGGTGGAGATTCTTTAACTGTTAAAGAGGTTAAAAGCTACTCTAAAGCAAATAAAACGGTTAAAACAAGTAAAGTTTGATGGGTATTGTACCTGAAGTTTTTCAAAGGACACCGAATAAATATCCTAAGAAAAAGATTAAACCAAAAGGTAAGAAAATATCTAATAAAACTATTTATGGCTCATTAAGAATTAAGTATCAGCAAAAGAAGTAATTCCTACGCTGCTTTTTGTAATTTTTAAACTAAGCACTAAATTCTTTAACCAAGTTTTTTCGTAAGGCGCACATATAAATATGGGCGCCTTACTTGTTTCTATAACTCTTTTTATAATTTTTTCGGTACTAACATCACAAGATACAAATACTAAATCTTCTTGCTCAAGATGTCCATAGTCATAATCTTTTCCATCCATACCTACTATATTAATATGATTTCTTGCAGCAGTATACTTTACTAAATCAGTTCCTATCTTTGCGATATTAGGATCTATCTCTATTCCAATTTGTTTTATATGTTTATATTTCTTATGTATATCAAACATAGAATAAGGATTCATACCACATCCAACAAGAACAAGTGTGTTACATGTTTTAAATAAACTAAGTTTCTTTTTTTCTTGTAAAGTTTTGTATATCCACGCATTAGGTTCAGCATTTCTATATGCCATTCTACTTCTTATCCATTTATAAGGAGTTACTTTTATACCGCTTTCATCATTAAATTTTTTTGCAAGTTTACGAATATAATCATCTCTTTTAGTTTCAGTAGTTTGGTATTTAGTATCAAAAAATATAAATGAACTATAACTATTTTTAATTGCTTTTTCTCTTATTTCTAAAAACTTACTTATACATTCACTAAATTTAGGATTTTGATTTTCAAACTCAATTTGAGCATTTTTATTAAGTAGTTTTATAGTCTCAATTTCTGATCTTATTACTAAATCTTTCCAAATAAGTTCATTTTCTGTTACATATTTAAGTATTGAGCTTGTCATACATAGTTCCTAAAAATTTAGCTGTATTTGTTGTACCATTTAAATTAAATTGATCTTCAAATGATTTAGGTTTATAGCCTGCTAATACTTCATCAAGTACTTCTTTAATACTTCCAACTTCTTGCACAGTTAATACTTTGTGAAAATCATAAGGTTCAAAAGTAAAAGCTCTAACAAATTGTTCTAGCTTTTTACCATCTTGTCTGGGTATTATAATAGAAGGTATCTCACCTTTCAGAATCTCAACTGTTGCATTATATCCTCCGTAAGTAATATATGCAGCACAATCAGCAAGCTTACTTCTTAGTTCCGGTATATATTCTACTAAGTATATATTTTTATTTTTTCTATTTCCCAGACTCTTATACCTGTTAGCAAAGGGCATTATAAATTTATAATCAGGATACTCAGATGCTAAGGCAGCTACATGTTTAAATATAGTAACTGCTTCATCTTTATTTAAACCTGTACTAATATAGATATTATTATTTTTTCTTGAATGTTTAGGTTGTGTCTCATCACATACATAACCAGTATATTTTAGTAAATGTTTTATATCTTTTATTATTTGTTTTGAATGTGCATGTTTAGTTCTGTCACTTATTAAAGGAAGTAATTTTTCATCACCATGTACCAGAATATAATCTGCAAAATACTTACATACTATATTCTGGGTATATACAACCCAATCTGTTAGTTGACCGCTATGAGGTTCATCCCAAGGAAAATCTCTTACAGATATTATTATTTTTATATTTCTTTTTCTACATTCTTCTAAATACCTAAAATACTCATGAGCAAATTGCTGCCTACAAAAGGGAAAGCCTTCACATACTAATATTTTTACTTTATATTTTTCTATAGTCTCAATAAATTGTTTAATTCTTAAATTAATTATAGAATCACTCTGAATAAATTGAAATATGTTATCAAAATTAGATACTTTATAATCTCTTAAAAAAGCGATATGAGGAACTTTATGCTCTATAGGCGGATCGAATAGTTGATCCATAACTACTACATCATGAGTTTCAGCAGTTTTTTCTGCTATAAACTTAATTCGTTGAGAATGCCCTAATCCTCTATAGTATTGAGTTAAAAACCCTATTGACATTGTAGTTTTTTTATACCTATAGACCAATTCTCTGCGGCATCTTCTACATATCTAAGAGTCTTACCATGAAAACTTTCTTCAAAATATTTAACACCTTGTTCAGTAAAATATCTCAAATAAGCATACTCTTCTTTATAATCAAAATGCACTTCACAATAATCTCTGCTTGTGGTTGACATGACCGTACTAAGTTTTCTTCCCATTTTACTACTCTATGTTTCTGAGGTATAAAAGTCATTAGCCATTGGAAATATAGTAGCAATTGCTTTTGCACATTCTATTGCTAATTTCCTATGCTCTTTTTGAGTTCCATTATCGCTTCTTAATTCAATGTAGTGAATCCATGATCTTAGCGTTCCGTTGACGTATAGCCGCGACATTGTAAGACCTTCTGGCAAAACTTTCCTTGCTTGTTCCTTAGCGATACCATTTTCGATTGCCCATTCATACGCTGATTTAGTTGCTTCAATTACAACTTGCTGCTGACTTACCCATTCTTTTTGAAGTTCAATATCATCATGTTCAATGCTATTTTGTCTGTTCTTAGGGTCTTGCAATCGTGCCTCACAAACCTCAAACATATTGTCACCAAATTCATCAACATTAGCATACCTTTGACTAAATTCTTGAAATGAAAATGAACGATGTCGTAAGAGTTGTCTGGCAATATCTCTTGTACATTGTATTTCAACTGTTGCTGAGACCATTTCAAAAGGGGACCAGTGTTTATGTTTAATTAAATATTTTAATAGTTTTTCACTTGTTTCACTATTTATTTGGTTTGAAGGGTTAGATACTCTAGCACAGTATGCTATAAGTTCTTGTACATTTTCTAAGCCAGGGGATTCTGATACTTGCGTGTATCCTATTAATTTAGCTATCATCTGATTTTAATCCGCTTGATTCTGGTAAATTACTTGTGTGGATTTTTGTTTCTCCACTTACTTTACTTATATTGGTGGTGTTAAAACCTCCATCTATATAAGAGTCAATTGCCTGTCTACTATACCCTAATACTATACTTCTTTTATCAAAATTTTTATCATACAGTTCTGCATTAATTTTTTTCTTAATTTTTTGAATATAACTTTTAGCTGATGAATTTTTCCAAGCAATATCTTGTATCTGATCAACGTAATTTAATACCATTTGTGGACGATAGTTTACTGAAAAAGTTGCTATTTTTTGAGTTGGCTGTAGGATTTGTGCTGTTTCAAAATTATTTTTAATTAAAAGCCATATTTCATTTCTAAACGTATATTCGAAAGTAGATATTCCATCAGCTAATGTTAATCCTTGCTCGTACACTAAATCAGTAAATGAATTGACTTCTATCCTAAAATTAGGACTTTTCAATGCTGGATATATACCTGTAGGTATAGGTATCATTTTACCTGGAGCAAATTTTATAGGTGAACTAATACATGCACGTAAATGAAAAAAAGGATCTAGATGGGTATCTTCACTAAATGCCCAATCTAGACTATATACAGCTTCTAAATGTTTTGCTTTTGTACTTTTTTCAATATCAATTTCGCAAATTCGTGAGTCTCTCAAGAGCTTCTTCTCCATCTTTACCTGCTATAATTGCTTTAGTACAGTGTTCTAAGTTGATTAATGTTTCATTTTTAATTAGCGTATTTTTACCTGCGTTGAGATTCTGTATATATTTAGAACGACCTTTTATTGGTAGTGCAGCAATTAAATTATCTAAAGTCTTATACTGTTTAGCCAAAGTCTGTGCCCTCTTAGGACCTATACCCTCAATTCCTATAATATTATCACTCTTATCACCTTCTATGATTCTTGATAGCATGAACTCTGATGAAGTTATTTCCAGATCTTCTTCAAGAGATTGAACAGTAACTTCTTTACGACCAAAAATATTAAATACGGATACATTATCATTTACTAGCTGAATTAAGTCTTTATCTGAAGAAACAACCCATGTATGATCATAGTCTTCAGAAACATTTTTAGTTATCCAAGCTATAGTATCATCAGCTTCTACTCCTCTGAATTTAACTACTTCATCATGAATATCATCAGGTAGTGCATTTAGTACAGAAAAGAAATCTTCAAATCTTTTTACTTCATCTGGATCATCAGATTTAGTTCTAGTACCTTTGTACTCATCTAGCATTTCCATTCTGTAATAACTTTTACCAAAATCAAAACATACAATAGTTTTAGCAGCTTCATAAGACTTAGCTAAAGATTCTATTGTACGTATAAAGTCTGCGCCAAAAGAACCGTGATTAGGTCTACGAAGCCAACGATATGATAGATTATTTGCATCTATAACTAGTAGGTTATTATATTCTGAATAGTCAGTTTCTTGCACATCTGCAAGATCATTCCATGATTTAGTCATATTTATCTCCTATGTTTATAAATAAATATAACAAATATAAAACAAGTTAGCAATAGCT